AAGAGACGATGCCATGGATGTACGACAGTACTCCTGAATCATCGGATCGATTCCCCCAAAGCCTCATAAGCGGCGAGCCTATGCAACCAAGTCCTCTGTCCATGCTGTTGATTCTGCTAGGGTTTTTGTCAAGGCGACGACTCTGGCCGGTATCGAAGGATTGAAGATAATCGATGCTGTCAGTCCAGAACTCTACAAGGTTCACAAGGAATCGGTCGAAGGAAAGGTTCCAGAGAAATGGCGATTCGCTGATCTGTTCACGAGCTCGATCAGCAACTACAACATTAGCGCAGGAATCCATCAGGACAATCTCAACGTGAAAGGCGCATTGAACGTCATTATCACGAAGCGTAAGAACTCTACTGGCGGAAACCTGTATATCCCTGATTACGAAACAACGCTCAATAGCGCAGACAACTCTATGCTGGTCTATCCGGCATGGCGGAATATGCATGGCGTTACACCAATCATTCCAACTCACAAAGGCGGCTATCGTAATAGCTTAGTCTGGTACGCATTAGACTCGTTCAGTAAGGCAGGATGATATGGCAAAGAATGGCAGACAAGGTGAAGGCGGAGGCCGTCCAATAGTCGTATTCGATGATCGTGATATCGCTCAATGCGAAGCTCTAGCGGCTGTACTGAATAAAGAGCAGATCGCAGACTATTTCGGCATCGATCAGAACACTTTACGAGCCGTAGAGAAGCGACAGCCGGAAGTATTTCATGCGCTAAAAAAAGGAAAGGCCAAAGCAGTAGCGGGCGCAGGCATGAATTTGATACAGCAGAGCAAACGTGGAATCACCACAGCGACGATCTTTTACCTGAAAACACAAGGTGGACCGCAGTGGAGAGAGAACCAGCAGGGCGGCTCTGGCGGTAACGTGGTACTGCAAGTAGTGAATCCGAATGAAGTGGATTGAAGTAGACGAGCCTGAGATCTGGGAACCATCGGAAGTCGATGAGATCAAACGCATCAATCCGACTATCCCGCAATGGCAGTATATTTACAGCAAAGCACAGTTTCCGGCGTTCGTAGCAGGGTTCGGAGCCGGCAAGACTGAAGCCGCTATCCTGCGCTGTATCTTTGGGCTGTTAGAGAACCCGAAATGTAACAGGGGATTCTACGAGCCTACCTACGATTTGATCCGCATGATCGCATGGCCTCGATTTGAGGCAACGCTGACAGAGCTTGGACTACCTTACAAGCTAACCAAGAGCCCACAGAACCAGATCGAGATTGAAGGCTACGGTACGATCTTCTTTCGATCGATGGATAACGCAACCAGAATCATCGGTTATGAGCACGCAGACGCTGACATTGACGAGCTAGACACTCTGAAACGTGACGATGCGGCATACGTCTGGCGTCAGATACTTTCTCGTAATCGTCAGCACAAACCGAATGGACAGCACAACACCATCGGAGTGACTACAACGCCTGAAGGCTTCCGGTTCGTTTACGAGACGTGGAAACGTGACCCAAAGAACGGCTACGAGATCATCCAAGCTCCAACCTACTCCAATCCGCATTTGCCAGAGGGATACGTCAAGTCGCTACAAGACGTCTATCCTGCTAACCTGCTAGATGCGTATCTGGAAGGCAGATTCGTGAACCTAATCTCAGGAACGGTCTACTCTAGCTATGACAGAACAGCGCACAATTCGCAGGAGACGATCAAGGAAGGGGAGCCGCTTTTCATCGGCTGTGACTTCAACGTCACCCAACAAGCCGCAACAGTCTACGTCCAACGAGAAGGCGGAGCCGTCTGGCACGCAGTCGACGAGCTAGTCAATATGTACGACACGCCGGATATGATCGAAATCATCAAAAGCCGATATCAAAACCACAAAATCTATGTTTATCCTGACGCTTCAGGCGGCGCGAGAAAGACTGTCAATGCGAGCCTTTCGGATATTGCGCTTTTACAGCAAGCAGGATTTACCGTCAGAGCTAAGAAATCCAATCCGATGATTCGCGATCGGGTCATGTCGACTAATGCCGCTTTCGAGGCCGGCAGGATCAGAGTCAACGCAGTTAAGTGTCCGACAGTAGCGTCCTGCTTAGAGCAACAGGTTTATCGTAATGGTGAGCCAGACAAGACTAGCGGTAACGATCACCAGAACGATGCCACTACCTATCCGATCGCCTACGAGATGCCGATCATCAAGCCGGTAGCCAATGTTGATTTCAATTTTGCGCTGTAACCTGTTAAAGCCTACAATACAAGCTATTACCATTAGTTGAGACCGAGACAATGCCGATAGACACTCAACATCCCGAATATCAGAAGTACGTTCCTGTCTGGACACGCACACGCGATGCTGTGAAAGGCGGTCGAGCGGTCAAGGAAAAGAAACACGAATACTTACCTGTTCCTGACAACTCATCAGGCGATGAGCGCAAAGGCACAGAGACAATCAGATACCGTCAATACATCAAACGAGCTGTATTCACTAACTTCACTGGCCGGACTAAGAACGCCCTAGTCGGTGCGGCATTTCGAAAGAACCCTAACTACGAGATTCCTGAAGGCGTCGAGTATCTGCTTGAAGATGCAACTGGTGACGGCCTTTCACTGATTCAGGTAGCAAAAGACGAGCTATCGAACCTGTTAGAAACTGGTCGCTCTGTATTGCTAGTCGATTACCCGCCAGCACCGGAAGGTCTGACGGTAGAGCAAGTTCAGATGCTAGACCTACGAGCCGCTATCATCCCTTACACGGCTGAAGCAGTCATCAACTGGAAAACTGATACGATCGCCGGCAGAAAGATGCTGACTCTGTGCGTCCTAGCTGAAACCTATCTCGAACCAGAGGATGAGTTCGGTCACGAGAGCAAGACGCAATATCGAGTCCTGCGCCTCAGAGACGATGGCTACACCCAACAGCTATATCGAGATGATGTTGCAGTAAGCGATGAAATCTATCCTCGTAAGGCAGATGGATCGGTTTGGGACGAGATTCCACTAGCGTTTATTGGGGCTAAGAACAACGATTCAACTATCGATGAAGCTCCACTAGCCGATATTGCAGACGTCAACATGGCGCATTACCGCAACTCGGCCGATTACGAGGAATCCTGCTTCCTGACTGGTCAGCCATCACTATTCATCACACATAGCTTATCGCCAGAGCAGTTCAGAGAATACAATCCTCAAGGCATCAAGCTCGGCTCACGCGCAGGACACGTTCTAGGCGAAACAGGCGGAGCGAATCTGCTTCAGGCTGATCCGAATAACATGGTCGCAGAAGCGATGAAGGCGAAAGAAGCCGCCATGATTATGATCGGCGCAAGGATTATCACTGACAGAACAGGAAACGAGACAGCAGAAGGAGCTCGTATTCGCTTTGCATCTGAGAACTCTGTACTCGGCGATCTGGTCGGAAACCTAAGCCAAGGCTTAACCAAGGCGATTGAGTGGGTCTGTGAGTTCATGGGCGCACCAGCAGAAGATATCGAGTTCCAGATCAACGATGAGTTCTACGATAAGTCAGTCGATCCTCAGCTAATCATGTCCATGGTGACACTGCTTGATCGTTCTATCATCGCAGAGAAAGACATCTTTGACCGGCTGAAGTCTGCCGGAGTGATCGATCCTGAGCGCACATTGGAGGAAATCCAAGATGAGCGAGGCGTAGTGAATCCGCTGTTAGGAGCAGTCGATGCCTAAGAAAGACCCTAGACTTGAGCGTGTAGGCGTTACTGGCTACAACAAGCCAAAGCGCACTCCTAAGCATCCGACTAAATCTCATGTGGTCGTTGCCAAAGAAGGCGACAAGATCAAGACCATTCGATTCGGCGAGCAGGGCGCAAAGACGGCAGGGAAACCAAAGGCAGGCGAATCAGAAGCGATGAAGAAGAAACGAGCTTCATTCAAGGCTCGCCATGCTAAGAACATCGCTAAAGGCAAGATGTCTGCGGCTTATTGGGCTAACAAGGAGAAGTGGTGATGGCGAAACTAACTCCACAGCAGAAGGCTAGAGCTAAGGCGATGTCGAGAAGGAAAGGCGTCAAATATCCTAACGCTTGGTCTAATTTGGCTGTCGCTCGCGGCAAAAAGCCAAAGAAAAAGAAATGAATGGCGAAAGAAGATCTACTCGATAAGCTAACGCGCCACCAAATATTCGTTCAGCGTATCGGAGCGCGGGAAGCTAACAAAGCAAAAGGCCGCCTCAACAGCCTGATGGCTCGCGTTCGCGATGCACTGGATACTGACCTCACGATCGTTCAACGAGCTCGCTATCAGTCGATTCTCTATGATCTTCAGAACTACGCCAGAGAAACCTACACAGCAGTCGGAGCGGATTATGATGAGTTCGCAGGAGATTTCCTGAATTACGAGTCCGAGTTCAGTGCCAACGCTTTCGAGCAGGCGACAGGCATATCATTCGATCTACCGAATCCTGTGCAACTGCAATCAGCCTATCGCACCAATATCATGGATCTAGTTCCTACTCAGGCAGGACGATCTATTGGCGAGACAATCGCTCGATTCGGCATTCAGGCTCAGAATCAATTCAGTCAGGTTCTAAGGGATGGATTCGCACTGGGCATGACTAGCGGTCAGATGATCCGAAACGTCAGCGAGCATATCAGCCTGAAGCGTAATCAGGTTGAGACGCTGATCAGGACTAGCACCAATCATCTGGCAACTCAGGCCAGAAACGAGACGATGAAAGAGAACGAGGACGTTCTGGATGGCTACGAATGGGTTGCCACTCTGGATAGCAGGACATCTCTGATCTGCGCCAGTCGTGACGGTATTATCTATCCAGTATCAGACGATCCAGTGAAATCACCTAAGCCGCCGGCTCACTACGGCTGTCGATCTACGATCGTTCCTGCTGTAAAGCCTGAGTTCGATCTACTGGCGGATGAGGATGAGAGAAGGCCGTTTGTTGGACCGAATGGCAAGAAAGGCGTAATCGACGGAAAGATCACTTACGAGAAATGGCTACGCAAACAGCCGAAGGACTTCCAGATTCAGGTTCTCGGTCGAGCTCGGCAGGAACTATTCGCCAAGAACAAACTACCTCTATCTCGATTCATTGATCCTGAAGGTCGGACTCTAACGCTTCAAGAACTGAGAGAGCTAGACGTTCAGTTTAACGGCATGAAGCCTCAAGAGGTCGCACAGCAAACGATCGCGGCTCCTCCGGCTCCCGTGTTAAGCCTGAAGGGAGTTAAAGGCAATAAGATCGATCAAGCAGAACGAATCCTGAACGAAGGCCTCGATCCTCTGACTCTTAAAGTCGCTCAGAGATTGCAAAAGCCTAAATTTATCGACTCTAAGCCAGAGGGACAGGGAGCTTATTATAGTCGGCGAGATAAGTATCTCAGGACGAATATCAAGGCTGACGGTACAGATGTTCATGCAGTTACTGCACACGAATATGGACATCATATCGATGCCGAAATAGGTCAATTATTTAATATGTCGAAACCATGGTCGGAATCAGATCCTCGTTTTATAGAGGCGTTTAAGCTCGACAGGAAGGCACTCGGACTAGTCCCTACCAAGACAAGAAAGTCAGTGTCCTACAATCTGATGAAAGATTTATTTAAGATCAAGCAGGTGAATGGCAAGGGTCGCTGGGATTTTGACGAGACTCCGACGAAAGGAAACCTATGCGACATTCTTGATGGCATGACGGGCGGCATCTGTCGTGGTGATCTAGGTGGGTTCGGCCATGCAAAGAGTTACTGGGCTACCAAAGGCAACAAAGAGAGTGAATCCTTTGCGAATATGTTTTCTATCTATGGAACGCCAGATTGGAAAAATGTCGAGAAGATTGCACCGAATATGGCTAAACGATTTGTTCAGATTCTCGAGGAGATAGCGAAATGACGCTAGAAGAATTTATAGGTGATTTGAAAGAAACAGAAACGGAGTTAAAGGCTGAGTATACGAAGAAATTCGGTCTTGATCCGCCTGATCTAGATGAATTGGCTTTCTTAGGATCAAAAATCGATATCTTGAAGCAGGCAATAGATGAAAATACTGTGATTCAGGATATAATCATCCCTGATGGTGCTAAGATTTAGCACTCTATGTAGCAGGGCTACAACCATTGCAAACTAGAGGTGACGCATGGAATTTTTGAATGAAGTAGAACTTGATGAGACTGTTAAGGCACAGTTAGCAGAAAAGTTTAACCAGACACTTCAGAAGACTTTAGACGAGAAGCTCGCCGAAGAAGTCTCTGGACTGAAGGCTAAGAATGATGAGCTTCTAGCTGAAAAGAAGGCCGCACAGCGCGCCAAGGAGGAACTCGATGCCAAGGCAAGAGCTGAAAAAGAAGAAATTGCTAAAAAGCAAAATGACTTCCAACAACTCTACGAGTCGCAAAAAAATGAAGCCGACTCCTTACGGAAGAAAATCGAAGAAATGAATCATGCTGTGCAACGGCAGACAATCACTGGAGAAGCCGCTAAAATAGCTTCAGCATTGACAAAAGACGTTGCAAAGGCAAAACTTCTCGAAAAGGAGATCAGCCAGAGGCTATCCCTAGTCGAAAATGAAATCCGAGTAGTCGACGATTCAGGACAACTGACCGTTAGCACTCTGGATGACCTGACAGCACAGATCAGAGCGAATTACCCGTTCTTGATCGATGGCATTCAGGCTCAAGACGGCGGAGCCGCACGTTCACAAGGCAGGGCTGACGTGGGCGGCAAAGAAATCAGCCGTAGTCAATTTGACGAGATGAATCAAGCTCAAAGAGCGCGTTTCTTTCGTGATGGCGGCAAAGTAATCAATGATTAAGTCACGTTAAGGAGCCCATCATGGCGAACGTATTAACTGATCTTGCGGCAGATATCTACAAAGCCGCCGATGTTGTAGGACGGGAGCTTGTAGGCTTCATTCCTGCTTCTACTATCAACGCTGACGGTTCAGAGCGAGCGGCAAAGGGTGACGTAGTTCGCGCCTCTTTCACACGCGAAGCAGCAGCCGTTGACGTATCAGAGTCTATGACTATTCCGGAAGGAACGGATCAGACTGTCGACAACAAGACGCTGACGATCAGCAATGCTCGCGCAGTTCAAATCCCTTACACTGGTGAAGATGTACTGCATCTGAACAACGGTATCGGGTTCGAGACTGTATACGGCGATCAGATCGCTCAAGCGATGCGTACTCTTACCAACGAAATGGAGCAGGACTTGTGGGAAGAAGCCTACACGAACTCCTCACGTGCGTTCGGTACAGCAGGTACAACTCCATTTGGCTCTAACTTCTCTGAAATCGCTGAAATCCGCCAGATTCTGGTTGATAACGGTATGCCACAGAACGATGGTCAAGTGTCATTGGTCTTGAACACGCTCGCAGGAACTAACTTGCGTCAGCTAGCTCAGTTACAGCAGGCTAACACTGCCGGCGGTACTGATCTTCTGCGTCAGGGCATCTTGCTTGACCTTCAAGGTCTTGGTATCCGCGAGTCGGCTCAAGTCGGCCTCCACACCAAGGGTACTGGTACTGGCTACTTGTTGAACGATGCTTCTTCAGCTATCGGCGACACAGTAATCGCAACTGATACTGGTTCAGGAACTATCCTTGCAGGTGACATCGTTACCTTCGCAGGTACTTCTGACAAGTATGTTGTCAACACAGCTCTTGCTGGCGGTTCATTCACTATCGGTGGAACTGGTCTGGTAGCGGCTGAGGCTGACAACGATGCAATCACTGTCGGCAACAACTACACAGCGAACATCGCATTCCATCGTCGTGCTTTGGAATTAGCGGTTCGTGCGCCAGCAGTGCCAGAAGGCGGAGACATGGCAGACGATGCTATGACAGTCCAAGATCCAGTTTCAGGATTGGTATTCGAAGTTCGTGTTTACAAGGGCTATCGTAAGACCATGATCGAGGTTGCGGCTTCTTGGGGTGTTAAGGCGTGGAAGTCTGACTTCATCGCTACACTGGTCGGCTAAGACCACAACGGGAGCTACGGCTCCCGTTTTTACTGAAGCCCATTCATCCAAGCTGGTTCGGGTGAGTGGGTTTCACTAAAGGAGATTCAAATGGCAGAGACTAAAACAACAGCGAAAAAGGCTCCGGCTAAGAAAGCTACGGCTAAAAAGGCCACAAGATTAGTTAAGATGGTGCATGAGGATGGACGCAAAGCAGACGTACATCCAAGCATGGTCGATGCATACCGTTCAGGCGGTTACAGAGAGGCTTAAATCATGGCACTTGTCGTTGAAGATGGTTCTGTCGTAGCGGGCGCGAACACTTACGTTACGCTTGCTGAGTTCAAGGCATGGGCAGATGACCGTGGCATTACCTACGGCACAGATGCGGCAGTGACACAGCAAATCTATCGTGCGATGGATTATTTCGAGCGTTTGCAGTTCATCGGCAATAAGGCTAACGAAAATCAGCCTTTGCAGTGGCCTCGCACAGAAGCCTTAATCGATGGCTACTACGCAGACGCCACAGAAATCCCTGCGCCGGTCAAGACGGCACTCTATGAGTCGATCGTTGTTGAGGCCGCAGGAAATAGTGAGCTAGAAGTCCAAGATCGTAAGACGATCCGCGAAAAGATCGGCGATATCGAGGTTCAGTACGCTGATAACAGCGAGAATCGAAAGATCACTCCTGCATTGCAGTATTCGCTGAATAAGATCGTACAGCCGGCCTTTCAGGTATTGCGCGTATGAGCTTCAACTACACCGGACTGAAAAGCTCTGCTACGGCCTTGCTAACTAAGTTCGGTCGTCAGTTAACATTTACTCGCACCACCAAAGGCGCGTATTCGGCCGCAACCGGCAAGACATCAGATACGACAGCTACATTCGACAAGTATTGTTGCGTATTCGATTATCTAGCCTCTGAGGTCAACGGCGGAACTATCCAGCAAGGTGATCGTCGTATTCTGTCAGAGGCGCATGAGTACGAATTAAACGACTCAGTGAGCCTCGATGGAAAAATCTATCGAGTTATCAGCATCTCAGAGAATAAGCCGGCAGGCACTCTGATGAGCGTAGATTTACAGGTGAGATCATGAGCGTTGAAGATGACTTGATCAGAACGTCGATCAATTTCGCAGGCTTCCATGAGAAGGTTATTCGCGGAACGCTTCTCAGTTTCACCAGTCGAGTCATCAAAGAGACGCCGGTAGATACGGGCAGACTGCGCGGAAACTGGCAGGCTAGCTTGAATGTCCCTGAAAACGCGCCAGTAGAAAGAGTTCAGGCATCGCCAGAAGGCATCGCCAACTCAGATGCAAACTCTGCACTCAGCAACCTGAAGATCGGGGATATCTTCTGGTTCACCAATAACTTGCCATATGCGAGACGCATTGAGGAAGGTTATTCGTTGCAAGCTCCTCAGGGTATGCTACGTCGAAACGTGGCCTTATTAGCGAGTAAGTTCCGATGAGCACCATATTCAACGATATACAGGCCGCCTTGGATACTCGATTGGTTTCGATGTCCGGCGGGTATGCGATCGCTTTCCCTAACATTCCATACGAGCCAGAGGCCGGCACAACATATCTGAGGCCTACATTCCTTCCGGCCGATACAAGTCAGGCCGCATTAGGCGATAACGGAAAGGATATAACAGTCGGCATATATCAGGTTGATGTATTCAATCCGGCTGGCTCTGGCAGGACGTCCATACCAGATACTATTGCGGATCACTTCAAGCGCGGCACTAATCTGGCTTATAATGGCATAACATTGCGGATACAGTCGGTTTCGATTCTATCTGCTACGATTGATGGCTCATGGCAGATCGTGCCGGTATCCATCAGCTTTTACACATATACTGACGCGAGGTAACGCAAAATGGCTATCGCAAACGGCGCACAACACTCACTGCATTACATCGCAGAGAGTACCTATGGAACCACTCCGGCAACTCCAACTTGGACACCATTGCCGCACACAGGCACAACTCTGGCAATGTCGAAAGACGGCATCGAGTCTGAAAAGCTGAGAGGCGATCGTCAGGTTGAAGATTTCCGCCATGGCAACAAGTCAATCGGTGGTGATGTAACATCAGAGATGGAATATGGCGCATTTGACGACATCCTTGAAGCCGTCATGTGTGGCACTTGGGCAACCAATGTTCTGAAGTCTGGTACAACTCGACGCTCGTTTACGCTAGAGCGTAAGTTTGCTGACTTGGATACTCCTGAGTTTCATCGATATACAGGCGTAGAGTTCAACACTCTTTCGCTTTCTATCTCGCCAAACGCGATGGTCGGAGCTACATTCTCGGTCGTAGGCAAGGATTTATCATTGGCAACAGCTGAAGTAGCCTCGTCAACCTATTCGGCGGATATCGGCAACACGCCATTCGATTCATTCACTGGCTCAATCACTGAAGGCGGTTCATCTATCGCGACAGTCACTAGCTTGGAGATCACAATCGAAAACGGACTAGAGCCATTATTCTCAGTCGGCGCAGACACAACTAATCGTCCATCGATCGGTAAGTCTCGCGTGACAGGAAGCCTGACTACATATTTCGACAGTAAGGCTCTATACGAGAAATTCATCAACGAGACTGCATCTGAAATCGTCTGTACTCTGACTGATACAGCAGGGAATGACATTCAGATCGACATCCCTAACGTGAAGTACAACTCAGGCCAGCCGGATGTATCTGGTGAAGGTGCTGTGACAATCGCGATGGATTTCGTTGCTCTGTACAGCTCTAGCGATGCTTCACAGCTTGTGATTACACGCACACCGGCATAAACGTAAAGGAACCAGCAAACAATGGATATCAACAAGCTACAAACAGTAGGTGACCATGAGGAAGGCGCAGAATGTAATATTCTGTCGCCTGTTGATGGAATGCCAACAGATGTCTACATCAAGATCAAAGGCTCTGACTCCAAATCGTGGAGAAAGGCCAAGAAAGATCAGATGACCAAGATCATCGAGGCTCGTCAAAAAGACAAGATGGATCATCTCGATTACGAAGGAATGGATGCAGAGGCATTAGCCAGTGTCACCATTTCATGGAGAGGTATTACCAAGGATGGTAAGCCTTACGAGTTCAGCAAGGAAAATGCACTCAAGCTATACCAAGAGTCACCAGCAGTTTCTAGTCAGCTTCTTGGGTTTATTGAGCAAAGAGAGAATTTTACCGACGACTGATTGACGAGTTCGTCACTTATGGTCGGTGGTGCTTCTGGATCAATGGTTATCCTGAAGGCTCAAAGATCAGTCGATACGAAACTCTAAAGCAAGTCGAGAAGGCCAGAGGCGTATTACCGCCTGATTTGCAAAACGCGCCAAAGCTATCTGAATATCACTCAGACGTTTGGCAGACATATATCTTGCTGAAAGAGTATACTTACAGCGAGATAGAAAGTTATATGCGGGTCACGGGCTTCATACTTCATCAATGGGAAATTGAGGCCATAATGACTCTGAGCAGATACAGGGATCAAGAACCGATATGGCCACTGAATATGCAACCCTAGTCTTTAAGGCCGACACCAAAGAGCTTGGTCAGGCCTACAATCAGCTGAAGAAACTCAACCAGCAAGGCAAGATCACAGACAAAACCCTGAAATCGTTTGAAACTCAAATGAAGGGCATTCGTGGT